CCGGACTCGATCAACGTCGACTCCACCGGCATAGGCAGTGGCATCGCCGATCGCCTGAAAGAGCTTGGGTATCCGGTTCAACGTGTGGGCTTCGGTGAGAAAGCGATCGATGACGCATTGTATCCAAGGCGCGGCGACGAAATGTGGTCCGAAATGAAAGCCTGGCTGCTCGACACGCCCAACAAGATACCGGACGACGATCAGTTGCAAACCGAATTGACGATGCGCCAGTACCGCTACGACAGCAGCCGGCGCACGGTGCTCGAATCAAAGGAAGCCATGAGAGATCGAGGATTAGGCAGTCCCGATGGCGGCGACGCCCTGGCGCTGACGTTCGCAATACCGGTGCGTAAGCGCATCAAGTTGCCGACGCTGCCGCGCTACCGTAACCCGGATAACTAATGGCCAAGGCCAAAAAACGGGACTCCGAGGAATCGGAGAACGACGGCACCGAAACAGAAATGGGGCGCCAGCAGCGCTTGCAACTGCTGGGCGGTGATCTACAGCGCGAGTTCGATCAGCGCGTCAACGACCGGCGTCCGATGGAAACGCGCTGGTTTGAGGACCTGCGGCAGTACAACGGGCAGTACGACCCGACAGTTCTGGAAAGGATTCAGGAGCTAGAGGGCTCCGAGCTTTTCGTCAACATCACGCGCAGCAAGTGCGATGGTGTCGAGGCCCGAATCATCGATCTGCTGCTGCCGACTGACGACCGCAACTGGGACATCAAGCCGACTCCGATACCGGAAGTTGGCGAACTGCAGTCGAGCACCAAAGAGATCGGCAAGACGCCCGAAGGGCATCCGGTGCAGGCGGCCGACCTTGCTATTGCTACGCGCGACGTCGCGGCCAAGCGCTGCCTGCGGATGCGCGACACGATCGACGATCAGTTGAGCGAGGCCAACTACAACGCCGTGATTCGCGACGTCGTGCATGACGGCTGCGTGCTGGGGATAGGCATCCTGAAGGGGCCGATCAACAAGAACCGCGTACGCAAGGCGTGGATGACGAAGCGCGACGAGTCGGGCAACAGCGTGCAGGTGCAGGAGCTTCAGCCCGACCGCCGCCCATGGTGCAACCGCGTCGATCCGTGGAACTTCTATCCCGAGAGCGGAATCGTCAACATCGAGGATTCGGAGTCCGAGTTCGAGCGCCACTTCATCACGCGCAAGCAACTGCGCGACCTGGCCAAGCAGCCGGGATTTCTGGCAGAAAAGATCGAGGAAGTTCTGAAGGGCGCAAAGAAGCCGCCCACAGTCACGGCCGACCATCGCGTGCAACTGCGCGCGATCGCGGGCGAATCGTCGGGGCACGATGAGCGCTACGAACTGATCGAGTACACCGGGCCGGTAGAGGCCGAGGATTTGATTGCGGCCGGCGTCGAAGTGTCCGACAGCCCGCTCAAGGCGTACCCGGGCAACGTGTGGTTCATGTACGGCGTGGTCGTCAAGGCCGACGTGCAGACGATGGAGTCGCTCGAAAAGACTTACCACGTCTGGAACTGGGGCAAGGACGACGCCACCATCTTCGGGCGCGGGGTGCCACGCACGATGCGTTCCTCGCAGAAGATGGCCAACAGCGCGGTGCGCATGATGTATGACGATGCCGCACTGTCCGTCGGTGGGCAACTGATCTACGAGCCGACGGCAGTCACGCCGGCCGATGGCAATCCGCGCATGACGCCACGCAAGACGTGGCATCTGACCGAGCGCGGGACAGACGTCCGCACGGTGATGCAAATCTTCGAGATACCGCTGCATCTGGAGTGGTTGATCCCGATGTTTGAGTTGGCGATACGGCTGGCCGACGAGGAAAGCGCACTACCGCTGATTGCGCAGGGCGATCAGGCGTCACATATCACCAAGACCAAGGGCGGTATGTCGATGCTGATGGATGCCGCCGGCGTGATGCTGCGGCGCACGATCAAGGGCGCCGACGACGGCCTTACGGTGCCATTCATCGGTGGCATGTATAACTGGAACATGGAGTTCAACCCCGATCCAGAGATCAAGGGTGACTTCAATGTCCAGGCGCGCGGTTCGAGCGCACTGATGGAACGCGAGAAGCAGCTTGAGTCGTTCACCGCGTTCATGCAGTTCATGCAGGCCCACCCGCTGTTCACCAAGGCAGCCGAGTGGGACAAGGTTCTGGAAGAAGGGGTGCGGCTGCTGCGCGTGAATCGCTCGCTCCTGAAGCCGGCCGAAGTGATCGAGCAACTGATCAAGGATTTCGAGAAGAACCCGCCACAGCCGCCGCCCGACCCGCGCGTGGAAGTGGCCAAGATCAAGGACGCCACCGATCAAAAACGTATCACGTCAGATGCCGCCGTAGAGGCGGCGAAGCTGAAGGTACAAAAAGCAATGCACGACGAAGGCAACCAAACGGCGATGAACAAGATCGCCACCGATGCCAATCTAACGATGGACCAAATGATGCAGGCGCTAGGCATCACGCGCATGCAGATTGATAACGAGAACCAACAGTTCAACGCTGAAATGGTCGTCAAAAAAGGTATGGGAAGTGGCATATGAAAATCGAGAAGTATTGGGTGATTTTGGTGGCGCTAGCGATTGCGCTTCTGTTCATTACTCTTGGAGTGATGGCGCAGGCAGCGCCGATCGCCTCGTTTATTGCGCGGCCCGACATTAGCGATTCCGATCGCGTCGATCTGTTCAACGAACAGGGAACGTGCCCGAAGGAAGCGAAGCGGGCGCTCTTTACGTACCGCCACGGCGCTCCGCGCGAGCTTGGCAGCACCAAGGTTGAGGGCTGCTGGGCATTGATTGAGCAAAGAATCTACATGATGTTCGAGGACGGCGACCGCGCCGCACTTCCGACACAGGCTTTCAATTGGGTGGCCGGCAGGCCACCGGCAGCGCCGATGTAATGGCCGAGGCGATCATCAAGGTCGAGCGCGCAGCGGTCGAGTTGAAGATAAAGAACCTGATTGAACTGCTGAAGAAGCAGGATTGCCCGATTGAAAAGACGCAACACCTGCGCGGCCAGATCGCGGCGTGGGAAGCAGTCGAAGAATGGGGCACGAAGGTGCCCATCAAAACCAAGCGCGACCCGGATGAACCGGCGGCGATACCGCTTTATTAGTGAACACAAACCCCGCTTCGGCGGGCTTTGTTTTTGTGGAGATTTGAATGGCTAAGACCAAGACCCCGACCCCGACCCCGGCAGTACCAGAGGATGAGAGCCAAGAAGCATTGGACAACTTATTCGACGAGCTTTCCGAGCGGCGTGACGCTGGCATTGCAGTGTCAGATACGCCCCCCGAAAAGCCAGACGAAGAATCGGCAGAGGCCGCACCTGCGCCCGCTGCCACGCCAAGCCCCGCTCCTATCGAGGCAGTACCAGAAGCACCGAAAGAAGTACCAGAAACACCGGTCGCCGCGGCTCCCGCCCCTGCGCCCGCAGTACCGAAGATCGATCGAGCGAAGCTGACCCCTGAGTTGCGGGCGTACTTCGATGCGGTCGAAGCAGATAAAGAAAAGCTTGAGAACGAGCGCCGCAGTGCAGTTGGCCGCGCCGCCGCCCTCGACCGCCAGCTTGCGTCCTTCAAGCGCAAGCAGGAGGCAGATGTAGCACCGGCACCCGCGCCAGCGGCTACCGACGATCCGTTCGCAACCGAGTACCCGGAACTATCAAAGGCGCTTGAGAAAGCTCTTGAGGCGCGCGTCACCAAAACCGAGCAGCAGTTCGGCGAGGCGTTGCGCGTCACGACGCAGAAAACAAAGTCTGATGTGCTGGACGGTGTGTTCCCCGGCTGGCTCACGACTGTGCAAACGCCCGAGTTCAATTACTGGCTGACCCAGCAGGACGAGCCGACGCAAAAATTATTCGATAGCGACAACGTGCGCGATTACGCCATCTTGTTGCAGTCGTTCAAGACTGCCTCGACCGCTCCCCCGCCCGCGCCGCCGGCCGGTGAAAGTGAAGTCGAACGGATTCAAAAACAACGTGCAGCGCGCCTTGATCGCTCGGCCGATGTGCCGAGCAAGAGCGGTGCGCCTAATCCTACGGGGGAGCCCGACGAATCGGACCCCGAGGCTTTATTCAACTGGCATTCGCGCAAACGAGATAAGGAGCGCGAGCGTCAACAAAATCGATAGGAGTTAGAACCAATGTCCACCTATGGTGACATTTCCCCGCGGGTAGGTATCTACGCGCATGAAAAAATGCTGGCGCATGCCGAGCCAATCATCGTTTTGCAGAAGATGGGCGCGGTCAAGCCAGTACCCAAGAACCGGGGCGAGAACGTAAAGTTCAGACGGCCGGTTCCCTGGCCGGTGACTGTGACGCCGATGGTTGAAGGCGTCACGCCGACCGCTAAAGCGATCGCGTACGTCGACGTGGCCGTCGTGCTGCAACAGTTCGGTGACTGGGTTGAAATTACCGACAAGATCGAGGACTTGCACGAGGACCCCGTACTCAACGACCAGATGATGCTGGCCGGCGAGAACGCGGCCGAGACGCTGGAAATCGTGACCTACAACGTGCTGAAGGGTGGCACGTCAGTCAAGTACGGTGGCGGCACGACACGCGCCACGGTAGCCAGCAAGATCACGCTGGCGCTGGTGCAGGAAGCGGTACGCAACATGCAGAGCAACCGTGGCAAGAAGATCACGAGCATTCTGAGCGCGTCGACCCAAGTCAGCACGAAGTTCGTCGAAGCATCGTACGTGGCCTTTGCGCACACTGATGCATCTTCGGACATCCGCGCGCTGGCCGGCTTCATGCCGGTAGCTGGATACGGCTCGCGTCAACCGCTGTGCCCGGAAGAACTGGGATCGGTCGAGGACGTGCGTTTCATCGTGTCGCCCTTGTTCGTGCCGTTCACCGATGCAGGCGTGGCCACCGGCTCAACCGGACTGAAGTCGTCCGGTACGTTGATCGACGTGTATCCGATTCTGTTCGTTGCCAAGGAAGCGTTTGGCACGACACCGCTGAAAGGCCAAAGCTCATCCGAGATCAAAGTCTTGCGCACGGGCGTTGCCCGCGGCGGCGACCCGCTCGGTCAGAGAGGGTCAGTGGGTTGGAAAGCGTGGTTCCAGGCCGTCAGATTGAACGAGGCGTGGATGCGGAGGCTTGAGGTTGGCGTTACAGCTTTGTAAACACCTGAGGGCGGGGGCTCACGGTTCCCGCTTCTCTGAAGGATGCGGGGGCTCATGGTCGCCGCGTTCAAACCAAAGGAAATTAAATGCCTCGTCTTATTGACTTTAGAAATGCCGAGTTCGCGGACATTGTGGGGCACGCGTCCCTCTCTGCTGCGGGGCTGGGCGCAACCGCTGGCGCAGTGACTTATGCCACCACGGCTACCTGCGTATTCACGATCGACGGCGTATTCAAAACCAAAGCCGCGACCGCAGCGCAATCGCTCATCACCAATAGCTACAACGGCTACACGGCGGCGCAGATGGTGGTGCCGGTATCCACCACGGCATACATCGTCGTGGCCTTGAACGGAGCGGCAACGCCACTGTTCAAGAACTTTGTTGGCGGTGCGCTCAATACAGCGGGCGTTATTGCCTGGACCGGCAAG